TTAACCAAAACCCCAAACAGCATTAAGAATTGAAAATAATTTATTTCCAGTAAGTGAACCCACGGCTAAACCTAAGCTAATTCCTAGTGTGATACCCGCAGCTACATTCTCACTCACTCCTATCAATGTTCCTAGCCATGCACCTTGTCCACCAATCCACCAAGTAGCTACAGCCAAAATAATAGTAACAATAGGTGCCAAAAAGCTTAAAATTCCTTTGCTTGATTTTTCGTATACATAAAGATAATAAAAACTATCCCATAATGCAAACCATCTATCTCTACGCCCATAAGGTAAATTTGAACTTTTTCTATATAACGGATATACGCTTGGCGTAACACTTGTATCTTTTTTTCCAAAGCTTTGATTATTGAGGTAAGAATAAGCAACATAAGGCTCTTCATAACAAACTAAATTAAACCCATTATAAAAACATAAAGGAGTTGCATATTTGCATTTATAATTTTCTTTTATTGAGTTAAATACTTCAAAAAAAGATATCTTTTTGCTTGTTAAAGTATAATATATTTTACTCGGATCACTCTCTCTAGTTTTTTGTGCTTTCTCATATACATTATAGGCTATTTCTACTTTTTCGATTCTAAATATATTTTTATTTAATTCTTTAAAATCATTATAAAATTTTTCAACATCAATGCATAATTTTTTATAAGGTTTTCCAAAAGTTGGTTTAAATTCAACGTTTTCTACTTTAATTTCTGGTATTTTAATATCATCAATACTAGGATATATCCATTCATTATTTTTTTGGATGGTTTGAGAAAAAATAACTACTTCTATATCATTTATAAGCATTTCATAATTTATATTTTCCAATGCCTTATTTAATATATCTTTGAAATTTATTTTTTCATCAATATAAAAAAATCCTTTTCCATTATATTTCCAAGCTTTTTCTTTTTCAAATAAAAGAGCTAAATTATTTGGAAAACCATAATAATACTGCATACTTCCTAAATTATAATTAGTTCTTATTTCGCAAATATCATGATATATTCCATTTTCACTACTAGGATCTCCCTGATAAGGTTTGTATGGATCTTGCCCTACGAAAAATTGGTTAAGTCCTAAATCATTATAGTTTTCCTTATTATAAGGTGCAGTGCTAGAACTTTTAATGTTATATTTTTTCACTATATACGAATTTTTAAATAGCGGATGGTTTATATTTTGAATTTGACTTCTACCTTTTCTTACAAGTTGTTTATGTAAAAGCTCAACATATTTATTTACACCTATCATAGCATAGGTAAACCATTGTTTATATACTTCTTGTGTATCCAATTCTCCTATGTTTGATGGATAAGCAGGCTTAAGAGTATAATTTCTCATAAGCCTTTTTTCATCTATAAGCATTACGAAGACTTTTCTATATTTTCTATCTTTTCTTTAACAAGCTTCATAATTTCTTGTGGTATATCAAGACCACCGGTACAATATCCAAATTGAACACTCTGTGTAACTTTTGCAGCTTCTATTCTTAAATTATCATCTATCTGTGAAGTTTGTCTAGCTATTAATGCAGGTTTTGCTTTTTCTGTTTCTGTTTGAGCTCTTAAAAGTAAAGCTTTTTCAGCGTTAAGCTCGTTTTCATCGCCTTGTAAAATCATGGATAAAGCTGTATTTTGACTTTGTGCTACTATGGTTTGTCCAACACTTACTAATGCTTGTGCTAAGCTTTGAAATTGTTGGTCATTTCTTATAACATTATCGTTTCCAAATTGTTCTAAAAGCTTTTTAAATTCTCCAAATGGAGATTTTTCTGCTAAACTCATTTCTAAAATTTGCGGATAAATTTCTTTAAATGCTTCAAGTCTTTTGTTGTAATCAACATTTGTATTACTCATTATTTAGCTCCTTTATTTTACTTATCTGAATTTCACATTGTTTGTATTTATAGAAAAGCATAGAATAGGCATTTAAAATATCTAGTTCATTTTTTGCTATTGGCTTTTCAAGTGGGCTTAATGTTAGTAGTTCTTGCGGAATTCTTACTTTTTGAATTTCTATTTTGGTTACTACTTGTTGAGTTTGCATCCCACAACCTATCAACGACATCATTAAAAAGCTTGGTAATATTATTTTCATTGCTTTTATAAATGTATTCTTTAACATATTGCACGCTTTCTTTAACTTTATTTTTTTGTGTATTTGCTTCATTTAAAGCCTTTAATTCTGTTTTATGAATTTGATTTAATTCTTTTAATTTTTCTTGATTATTTTCATTTATTTTTAAAGCCAAAGCTAAATCACTTTGACTTTTTTCTAATTTTGCTTTTGTGCTATCAAGTCTTAGATAAAAATATCCTGCTAAAATTGCCATTAAAGCTAAGGCGATATAAAGCTTTGCATTTCCAAATAAAAGATTTATCATATTTTGTTTTAGAAGTTTAAGTAAGGTTTTTGTATAATACCCCTAAGGGTTAGCCGTAGGTCTGACCCCCTATGGCTAAATTCCACCCGCGAAAGGTGGTGATATAAATGTCATACCAGAAGTTTATAATTATAATTATACTACTTTGTGTAATTATAGTCAAGGCTTATTAGCCTTGCCCCGCAAAAGCGGGGTGTAAACTTTAACCTACTTAAACTTTTATCTCCTTTCTATGCTAATTCATTTGTTATTTCTAATTTAATGTCTTCAAGATTTTTACCATACACCAAATCATAAAATTCTTTGCAAGCTTGTCTGCTTTGACCGACACTTTCATTATTATTATCCTTGGTAAGCCCCAGTAAGATACAACCTTTTGTGTCTTTGTCAGTGTTTCCCCAGTGTATTAAAATTGCACGGCTTGATAGAACTTCATCATTATAAACATTTATCATTGTATCATCATCTTTTTTTGTAATACTTCTTAAAGTATTTTCAAATCGTGAAGGACTATGTCTTTTTAAATTATAATTTCCTTCAGGTATTCTTAAATCTTTACCACTTTCTAAACCCTCTTTATCTTCTTCCAAAGAAAAACATTCAAAAAGAATTTCTTCTTCATCACTTAAAACCTTAAATTTACCAATAACACAAGTTTTACCTATGTATCTTCTATTAATTGTTATTTTCATTATAATTCCTTTAATTTTTTGTACAATTTATTAGGATTTGAGCTTCCTGCATTCATATCTCCTAGCTTAACCAAACCACCTATTTGTAAAGCCCTAACTATGATTTCAGAGCAAAACCATCTATCTTCACTATCTTTTGTAAATGTGAAAAATCCTAGAATTCCTAAAAAATCATATTTTTTCCCTATTTGAGAGTAGAGAAATTCTTTTATTTTTGCTTCATTTGTATTATCAATTTCTATAAAATCCCATCTGCTAGTGTCTTTAAATTCTTTTATTCTTACGCCTTTATCTCTAGGGCTTGAGCTAATCATTAAATTATCTAAGATTATTTCACAGTGAGAATAGGATTTTAAAAAATCTCTATTTAATCTTTCTTTCCAAGATGAAGTAAAAAAAGCTATTAACTTATCAAGAAAAGTAGCTTTATCATTTCCTTTAACTCTATAAAATGCAATTTTCATTCACTTTCCTTTCTTTTGTAAATCATTCTTAACTCATCATTTCTTACTTGAGTGAGTTTTACAAGCCTTTCATCTATTCGCATAAGATCTGTTTCTATAGCTTCTAGCTTGTCATTGGTTTTTGAGCAATGTGTTTCTATAAATTTAACCAAACTATCGCTACTTGCTCTGGATACTGCAATTTGTTCTCTAATGACAACGTTAGTATTTTTTATTTCGCTTATAAGTTCTTTTGTTCTTTCCCCAGCTTCTTTATGTAAAGTTTTATATAAATGCCATGCAATCCCAGCTAAGACAAAAACCATTAATCCTAGCAATGCTGATCCGCTTAAAGAGCCAAGTATAGCACCTTCTTTTATTATATTTTCAGTACTCATTTTTAATTATCCCAAGTAATTAAATTTAATTCTTCTAAAGATGTGGCATTTTTTACTCTGTTTCTTAGCTCATCATTTTTAAAAATAATACTTTCAGTATATTTAGCGACACTAACCCCAAATTCTAAAAACTCATCTTTGCTAAATGTGACGATTCTGTTATCTTTATCAATCCAAGCAATATTTTCCAAAGGAGTATTATTGAGATTTGCTAACATTATCTCGCTAACTTTTCCGCTGATATTAATTTTTGCTTCAGTGTCAATTTGAAATGTAGTATTTTTAAAAGGCATAAATAAAAGCTTTTCTTCTTTTATAGCTTTTAACTCTTCTAATTTTAATTCTTTTAACTCTTCTAATGTTTTTTCTTTAATCTCGTAAGAAATAATATAAAGATTACTTTTTTCATCGTAATTTTGAACTTGGTTAAGCATCTGTGTTTTTTCATTAAAGCTTGGTGTTTCTTCTTCTTTAACTTTAGCAAAACCAAGTTCTTTTAAAAGCTCATCATCACAAGCACTTAAAAAATAAGTATCTTGTGCATCAATTTCACCTTCTTCGTTTTGTATTGTCACATCTTTTAAAAAAATATCATCATATTTTAAACTTTTATTTTTTAAATCATAAAACATATTTATCCTTTCTTAATTCCAGTATAATGTTAAATTTGCTCTTGGGCCTATTGCACAATCTGATCTATTCCAACCTCTTTGAGCTTTTGCACTACCGCTTTGCCAAGAACTTAGCATTATTTGTAAGTTATTTATATTTCCAAAATTGAATTTTTTCTCTACTTTGATTTTTGCATTGGCAGTGTAATATTTACTTAAAGCATGCAATTCTACACTAGAGCTAAAATTGTTCCATGTGATATGCAAAGTATTTGCAGAAGTTTTATTAGATAAATTTCTAGTCGTCCAAACTTCACCTAACATAACCACTTCTTTATTATTAATATTTGATGGCAATACCACTGCTTGTTTAAAAATCATATCTAGCTTTAACATATAATTATAATTTACAACCGAGCCTCCTAAAGATGGAGGTAAATTTAGTGCTATACCATTATTAGAAAGAAGAAGGCAGTTCATTTTAAGTCCTTACCAATCTTACATTATTCGAAGCTATGCAAAAATACGCAAAGGTTTCTGTACCACTAAAACCACTTTGGGCTATTCTAAATTTAAAAGGGGCATTAAAAGCTACTACATTTTGACAATTATTTATGGTTATTGTTCCGCTTTTTCCTACTCCTCCAAAATTAGCTATTCCTATGCTTGTTCCTGCATTTGCTGTTAAAATAAAATGTTGAGCTTGTTTTAAATCTAGATTTATACTGCCAGTTGTGCCAAGATTTTTAATTCCACCACCATAATCTACATACCATTTTCTTGCTAATTGTGCATCTTCTGTGGGATTAGCACTACACACAGGCGCTGCATTAAATGTTTTTACACCTGCTATAGTTTCATTTCCAGTTTTTGTTACCTTATTGTCTATTTTCGAATTTAATTCCGTTTTTGCACCATTGATCTGCTCGGTTATTTTGGTATCCATAGCTTGAACTTGCGCATTAATATTGGCAATATCATACTCATTAGCTTTTGCATCAATTTCATTAATATATTCATTCTTCTTAGTTTCTAACTCTTGTTTATGCTCTTCCTTTTTATTTGATATTTCAGTTGTAGCTGTATTTTTAGCTTCGTTGACCAAATTTAAGGATGTGTCTTTTAACTGCGAAATTTGACTTGTAGCTGTATCGCTTATAGTTTGTATTTCTTGTAGCGCATCAGATTTTGCACTATCTAGCGCACCTGTTATTTCTGTATTTTTACTATCTAGCAAATCTAAAGCACCATCATATTTTTCTCTTAACTCTTGTAAGCTTTGCGATGCTAAATTTAAATCATTTACAACTTGCTCTAAGTCCGCCATTCTTTACTCCTTGTAACTTAATTTAATTATTTTTTTATCAAATAAAACATTTTCGATTGAAAAAATGTGAGAATAAATTCCACCCAAATTATCTTTTATAATTTCATCAAATTTAGCTAGTTTTTCTTCGCTGGCTGTATCTAATCTGCCTATATTTTCATCTGTTTTATTTTGTATATTTGTTATACTTTCTTCACTGAGTGAATTAATAGAAGCTAATTTCTCATTAGTATTAGAATTAAATTCGTTAAGTTTGTTTTGATAATTTGAGTTAAAGTTGTTGATTAAAGTATCTAAATCTGATTTTCCTTGTGCTATGATAAGTTCTATTTGGTTTTTTTGAGCTAATATTCCACTTGTTTCATCTGTAACGCTATTTGACACTTCTTTCATTTCATCAACGATACTTTTTTTAAGTTCTAGCAAATAGCTTTCAATAGCTGTTTTATCATTAGCGAGTTCTGTTCTTGCTACTTCAGCCAATCTTCCTAAATCTTCATTAGCTATTTTAGATCTTTCTATAAAGTTAGCTAAAGCCACATCTACGGTATTTTTATTAGCTTCTACATATGCTTCAATTTGATTTTTTAGAGTCTCAATGCTTGAAATCTTAGCATCTACACTTGAGTTTGCTTGTGCTAATTTTAAATCAAGTTGCCCTTTTAATCTTTCACCATAGCTTTCTAAATCTGTTTTTAGATTAGAAATTTCTGTTTTGAAATCGTTGATAATAGCTGTAAAACTTCTCATATCTTCGCTTATTTGTTCGCTTTGTTTTACTGCTTCTCTCAAATCATTTATAATTCCAGTTGATGAGTTTATAAGATCTTCTATTTTTAAAATATCTTCATATTTTCCTACTATTTTATCCTCTAACTTCTCACAACGCTTTAGTAGATCAATCATATTTTGATTTAATCTTTGATTTTCAAAAAGAATAGTGTTTATTTTAAGCTTTATTGTTGCTTCAGCATCATTAACTATATCTTGTACTTCTGATTTTACATTTTTAAAATCATTGGTTATGGATATAATCTCATTCTTTGTTGCTATAATATTTGAAACAAGCTTATTTACAAGCTCTATATTAGAATGCAAATCATCTTTAATACTTTGTGCGTGTTCTAATTCTTGTAAAATTTGTTCTTTAAGCTCTATTGATAAATCTAAATATGATTTAGTAAGATTTTTATTTTCCTCTATTTTTTTAAGACCTGCATTAAAATCAACAGCTATATCATAATATTCTTCGAGTTTTATTTTTATAATTTCAAAATTTTTATTAAATTCATTAAGTTCAGGATATTTTTCTTTAACAATATTAACGCCATTATTTATGTTTTTTTCCGACTCTATAATGTTATTATAGATATGCTCTATATTATTTAAAGTATCGTTTATTTTATTGCTTATTTTTTCTATTTCATCTTTTTTGTTTTTAACAAAATCAGTATTGCTTTGTGTAAGTTCGCTATTTTCTATAACTAAATTTTTAAGCTCTAAAGTTTGAGTATAAAAGTTATTAACTTGTTCTTTTAAGCCTATAATTTCTTCTATTCTAGTATTATCCAAAGCAGTAGCAACATCTGAAATTCTTGCTAAAACTTGATTTATGATTTCAAGTTTTTCTCTACCTGTTTTTAATTCATTTAAGCTTGTTCCCATTTTTAACCTTCATAATAATCACTATCTTTAATTCTCTTTTCACAAAAGAAAAGCAGATCATCCATGGCTAAAAGCCATTTTTTATCATCTAAATAAGCTATAAAATCAGCACTATTTATACTTTGTATATAGTCTTTATAACTCAAAGCTCTATTAAATTTTTTTGTGAAATTACACTTGCAACCATGTTCTTTCATCATCAAGCTCCTTACCATCATTAGCTATATACTGATAAATTATCTTGTCACATAATGCCAAAAAGTCTTTTTCTTCGCATCTTGTAATCAAATAACAAACATAATTAATCACAGCAAAACTAAGTGTTTCATCTATCATTAAATGTTCTTTTTCATTATCAAAATCAGGCTCATCAGGAATAATCAAAAAATGATTATTTCTAACTCGCCTAAAAACTTTTTCGCCTTGTTCTACATTTTTTAAAAGAACGCTAGGAACACATTTTGATAAAATATAATAAAAGCTTTCCATAAAATAAGCTTTTAAAACTTCATCATCTTCTATCATTTTGTAAGAATTTTTAACTTTAGCGATAATGAGTTTTTTAGCCATAATACAAAGCATTACACACCTTTTGCTGCTTTTAAAACCGCTTTAGCCTTTGCATTATTTCCACTAGTTAATCCCACTCCTATAGCAAAAATCAGCATTTCTTACTTCTAAAGTGCTTTGTGTATAAAATCTTTTTGCTTTTGCAGTAATATCAGTTGGAACATCTTCAATCATAGTAGGAATATAAAGCCCATGTTTCATGTACTCAAAATCCCCAGCAATTAAAACATCCCCCAAACCATATTTAGCACTTAATAATCTATGCATATGAAAATTTACCGTTCCAAAATCTGTTTCAAGGCTTACTACTTGTCCTACTAGTTTTGTTTCATTGCCTAAAATTCTTGTAGCAAATTTGTTAATAGCTCCTTTTAAGTCAGCTCCTAAAAAGACATCTTTAGGTGTAACTCCGCTATTCCAAATGGTTTGTAAGATTTGATTAAGTTTATCTTCTGTTAGTTCTGTTGCAGTTCCGCTCCAATCTCCTGTTTCATCAAAAGCTAATACATTTCCACGCTTTCCATCAGCAAAGCTATCTTTTCCTTTAGCGATATAATGAAAAAGTCCAGCCATTTCTCCACTTGTTGCTTCTTGTGCTTGAACATAATCTTTGAAAACTGATTTTTTTACATCGCTATCTCTGCCTAGACCAAATAAAGCATATTCCATATCCATTTTATGTTCTTTGGTTTTTTTGCCTATTTGATACTCCATTTCATTGCCACCATATTGATTTGCTTTTAACAAAGCTTTTGATACCATGGCTTCGGTAATGAATATTTGAGTAGCATTTGTAGTTTTTTGAGCTGTGTTTTTTGTTTCCCCTACAAATTTGCTCAATTCCAAATTTGCGTTCTTTTTTGGTTCTTCAAAAGTGTCTGTAAGCCAACTATGGGTTAAAGGATTTGTAACCTTTGAAGTGCCTATTTTATTTAAAATTGGTGTTTCAGTAGCTCCAATTTTAATAATCGTTTCGTATATTGATTGTTTTAATTTAACATTTTCCGTTGCGGGTGCTGTATGTCCCATTGAAGGTAAAGCCATTTTTGAATTCTCCTTAGTTTAGTTTTAAGGATTTTTCCAAAAATGACTATTTCAAATATAGTGTGTTTTGAAATGAAATTAAATTTTTAAGTATTTTTTATGTATAATTTTATGGTTTTAAGGATATCTCTTTGAAGACTTTGTAAAAAGTTTGAAAGGAGGTTAAGATGAACGAAGTTATTATAATCTTAATGCTTTTAGTAGTCCTTATCGTAGCGATAAAGAGCTAGATAAGAACTAATCTTTTAATATAGTTAATGATATTTTAAAGAAACCCTGCTTAGTTTGTCCTTAAAACACTAAAAAGTCTTCAAAAAAAGCAGGGTGAAGACTTCAAATATTTATACTTTTATAAAATAAGTATAAATTAATTATAAAAAAAGTATAATCTAATTAAAATCAGTATATGCTTGAATTTATGCTATAATTAATAATCGCCATTGACACTACTCACGCTTAAAGTGTCAGTATTAAGCCTAGCTTTAGTGCGTATCGGCTAAGCTAGGGGCGATAATATTAATAAAAATTATATGCAATTATAATCCTATTATCTCCCTTCCAATTATCTTTTAATTTTAAAAAATAATTACATAAATTTATGCTATAATTGATAAAAGGTTGGTTAGTAAATTGTCCGAGCTAACCGCAAAAAAACAATCGGTGAAAGTGTTGTTTTTATCCTTTGTATCTTTCAAAAGCTGTAATTATAAAAGTTCTTTTATTTCCTTTATATTCACTGCTTAAACCTATAATATAATTTTTATATTCTATTCTATATCTTATGTTGTTTTGGTTATTTAATTTCCCCTTATCGACAATATCGCTAATTAATTTCAAGTCCAACTCAGGATGCTTATCGATAATATGAGATAAGCCATAACCTTTATGTTTTATCTTATCTGTTACTTCTCCCCAAACCAAATCAATATCCCCTAAATCTTTTCTATGAAAAGCACCTGCTACCTGCCCTTGTTTTTCAATGAGTAGTTTTTGTAAAGCACCTTTTTCATCGTGATAATATTCTGCATAATTTTCGCCAAATTCTTTTAAAGGTTGTATGTTTAATTCTTGTTCGATTTTACCCCTTAAAGCACTTGGAATATCTTTTTTTACACCTTTATTTGTGCTTTCTTTGGCATTGATTATCATCTGTCTAGTTAAGTTGTATTCAACAGTATTTAAATTCATCTTATCTAAAAAATCAAGTTTATTGTCTTTATTCTCTTTTAGAAAATTATCATATCTTTTTAGAATATCTTCACTAGCCTTTTTATCATTTTGTATTTTTTCATCAAGCCTTTGTTTTACGCTTTTTTTATTCTTTTTCTCTACTTCTTTAGCCTCAATATTTTCTTTTATATCTTCCATTAAGTTTGTTTTAGGTTTAGTTTGGGTAGAATTTTTATCAGAGAACGACACTTGCTTTGTCTCTGAAGATGCCCTAGATGTCGGTAAGGCTCTCGCATTATTATAATACACTACTTCAGCATTTTTCATTTTATTTTTTATATTATTTTGTTTCTTTGGTGAATTGCTAATTATAGTCAAGTGCGTTTCATAGTCTTTACCTATACTTGTAAAATAAGTTTGATTATCTATATTTTTAATAAAAATAAAATCATCTTTATCTTTTAAGATTGCCTGTGGGCTTTCTAAAGTTTCTTTGATATGTGGTATGTATTTAATTCTATCTTTTTCAATCAGCTTTAGTAAACTTCCTTTTGTAAGTTTTATTTCTCTATCTTTTAAAGCTATCTTTGCTTCTTTTGGTATATTAGGGATATATTCATCATCGATATTTTTAAGATTGAAAGTTTTCATCCATTCATTTCTAACATCTTTATTTATAGTATACTCTTTGCCATTTTTGCCTATAAATCTTAAAGAATTGTCTTTAGGATCAGATTTATCCATGAAGAAGTTGTCGCCTTTGATAACACCTTCTTTAATTAATGCATCTTTTAATATTTTATTTTGCTCTTTATCTACTTTAATATAATTATCTAAAGCATCTTTAAAAATTCTACTTTGTTTTTTATCTGCTATTTTTACATTTTTAAGATTAGATATAACTTCTTTATTAGTTTTAGCAAGTTTTATAGCATCTAGTATTTGATTTCTTAACGCTTGTTCTTTAGCACTTTTTAAAAAAGGAACTAAAGCGTGTAATCTAGCAAAAATACCACTTATTAATATTCTATCAAAAACACCCTGTATTGTTGTAGCCATTGAAGAGTTTGTCTTTTTTCCACTACTTGCTAAAGCTGTCATTATCAAATCTCTATTATTGTTATATATCAAAGCGTATGTATTAATAACATCTTTAGCATCTTTTATTTTTTTGCTTGAAAATTCAACATCTTCTAAATCTTTTGCTAAGGATTTAAAATCATACCCCACACCTTCAATCCTATGTTTTTCTAATAAAGCATTCATCACATGAGTTTCATTAGCTAATCTTTCTTGTTCGTTCATTCCTTTAAAAGCATTTTCTAAATTCTTATCTTCGTTTATATTTCTAAGCCCTTTAACCAATCTATCTGCAAGCCCTTCTTTTGTTTCTTGAGGCTTCATCATGCCTAAATAACTTTCTTTAAAATTTTCCTTTAAAGCAAAATTTTTATTTGCATTATCTAGTATTTCTTTTGCTAATACCTTGTCACTAGCATTTCTTATCAACGCATCATCTAAAATTTCTTTTACTATTCTATAAGCTTGTTTTGTATTATATGTTTTATTTCCTGTGTTTAATTGCTTATTTATAGCTGTTCTTAATCCAAAAATTTGCTCCGCACTTACTTCTTTTCCTTTTATTTCATCTAAATAGCCTTGTATGTTATTTTTTACATCTTGATCTAAAAAATTATTATTTTTAAAATTTTCAAGCTTTGCTAAATCTTCACTAGTTAATACTATTTTTCCATTATTAAGCTCATCTAATTTACTTATAGCACTGCCATACTCTTGATTTATTCTATTCTCATAAGCGTGATTATCTTTTTGCCAAGCCTTATAATCAAACTCACCATTTAAACCTGTTTTATTTTTAAATACTTCATCTTGTCCTTTAATCATATTTAAAAAAGAAATACTAGCATCCTTATCAGCCTTTAAAACATCATCTAAAAAATTGCTAATTTCAGGATAAGCTTGTGCTGCTTTTAATAATACTTCTCTTCTTTGTGTAGTTGGCATTCCTTGTAAACTATTAGAAATATTTTTTAAAATAGCACTTGTTCTTTTAGCGCTATCTTGTATAAATTGTGGATTATTTTTATTAAGTCCTTGCTCGACAATGTTTTTTAATATTTCTATTGTAGGTTTTCCATTTTCTAGGTATGTTGGATTTTCTTTTGCTATAAGTTCATCTATTTGTTTTTTATTCTCTACATTTTTTGTAAGATTATTAAAAATTGTTTCTGCATTTTGTAAACCACCATCTGTAAATTTACCCACCACAGGTATATCTGTCTTGCTTATTTTATCTATAACCCTATTACCTAAATTACCACCTTTTACCGCCATGCCATCTATCATATCTTTACCAGCTTGTGCTCCTGTTTTTGTCATATTATAGGTATTTTTTAAAGCTCTTGCTCCTTTAGCAACTCCTGCAAAAGCTGCATCTCCTATCAAAGAAAGTCCAGCATTTTCACCCATAAGCATAAGAGCTTCTTTTAAATTCATATCTTGATTTGTATCTTTTGTATTTCCGTAGTAATCATATCCTGCCCCTAAAGATGCACCTAATGCACCCCCTGCAACCATACCAACTCCGCCACCTAGCATTGTGCCGCCAATTGCACCTGCTGTTCCTAAAGCCATGCTAGCACCATTATCTCTTAATCCACGATATAAATCACCCATTGTGCTACCTTGCACTTTAGAATAATTTCCGTTATTATCTTGCACCCAATAGGATCCATCATCATCTTGCAATAATCTTCCACGCCCTGATTTTTGCAACTCATCGCCTAAATCTCTCATAAACTGATTACTTTTTCTTACTACTTCATTATCATCAGCAAAAATAGGTTTAGAGGCATTAAATTTAGATTGCTTATCTAAAATATAATTACTTAAATCATCAGCATTCATGGATGGATTTTTATTATAATCATATAAATCCCTTTTATATTCACTAATATTTCCCATAGGATTTGTTAAATTTTGGTCTTTGAAATTATATTTTTCATATTCTTTAGCATATTTATCTTTATTTTTATAAAAATCATTTATTACTTCATTTTTTAAATTTGATAAATATTCACTTGTATTTTGATTTTCACTTTGACTTGCTCCATCTTGCAAAAATGAAATAATGTTATTTTCTTGTGGTTTTTCTAATAAAAATTCTCTTATATTCATTGTATTAATCCTTGTTTTTTTAATTCTTCTATGCTAACTTGCATTTTTCTACCTGCTTGATTAACTAATATTACATTACCATTAGCATCAGGCTCTGATATTTGAGCATTAATTCCATTAAAACTAACGCTATGTAATTTTGGTGTATTTTGATTTTGCACTTCTAATGTATTTTTGGCTAAATCATTTTGTATATTTTGATTAGTTGTTGAATTACCTATAATTACTGCATTTTTACTAGGTTTTGAGTATTTTTCATCCCAATAAAAAGCTTTTACCTTTGGGGCATAGTTATTATAAAAATTCATATTCTTTTGATAGTCTTCTATAGCACTTTGTTTTTCTATATTTGTTTTGGCATTTCCTAGTCTTTCTGCTAATTCCATTTTAAAAGAGTTTGGAGCTTCTGCTAACCATTCTCCTGCTAATGCTTGAGCTACCCTTTGATTATTTGCTTCCATAGTATAACCATTAATAGGGAAATTGGCTTGTATATTCTCTAAATTCCATTTAGCATTTTTACCACCCCTTAATAAATCACTTTGCATTCTTTTTAAGAATAAATCACTTGCATCATTTAAATCTGTGCTTTGACTTCCCCATCCACCAAAACCACGCTCTATAGCTCCATTCCAAAAACCATGGGTTGTATCATATGTTTTACCTTGTTTACTTGCTAAATCTAAAAACTGAGCATCTGCTTTATATCTTGTATTGTTTTGTAAATTTGCATTGTTTTGACTATCAAAACCTTGACTATTACTAAAAACTCCATTTAATAAATCTTGCTCTTTTTGTTTTGTATTTATCTCATTTTGTAATTTTTGTAGTTCTAATAATCCTTTTTGATAATTTAAATCCTTGTAAGCCTTATTAGCATTTATTGCTTGCTGTCTTAAAGCATTTTGCATGGCATATTGTCTAGCTCTTTGGTTATAATTCATTTGCCATTGCTGATCTGCTATATTTGCTCTTTCTTTTTGATAATCAAAGTTTCTCTCATTTTGCAAAAGCTGATTATTTTGCATAGCCTGATTAAATTCCATTTGTTGCTTTCTTAAATCTTGCTCTTGCTGAAACTCATTAGCTTTAACTTTATCATCAAAACTTTTGCTCATGATGTCATATAAGACACCACCGACTTTTCCTGCGTTTTGTATAACGCCTGTATCAGGATTAAATACTACTCTTTGTGGGTTATAAAATGCCATTTTGTTTCCTTTATTCTTTCTTTTAAAATAAAGGATTTAAGGAAGTTTGTGTATAATTTTAAAAGGGTGCAACGCCAAAGGGTTGCCGCCCTTTAGCGTTAATTTACCGCCCAGTTGGGAGGTGATTAAATTGCTAACCAAAATTATAGTTATAATTATACTACTTTGTATAATTATAGTCAAGGCTTATTAATACTTGATTTCCCCTTTTTTAAGGGGAGCTATAATTTCCCTTTGGCTTCCTTAAATCCAAATCTATTTAATTACTCCAAACTTTTTGAAGTTTATTTTCCATATTCTTTCTTCTATTTAATTCTTCATTAGCTAGATATTTATTGAAGTTATAAGCATCTTTTTGTAGCTCATAATTCTTTTGTGCCATCTTTTGCTGATTATAAGCACCATATAAAGCACCAGCACCGCCTAAAACATTTCCTAATCTATCAAAATTAGTTACTCTATTTGCATCAGAACTTTTAAATAACCAATCTCCAAAATTACTAAAAGAATTTTTTAATCCATTTAAAAAACCACCACTGCTACTTGCTAAATTTTGAGTAAAATTGCTTGTTTTCATCAAAGTATCTGCAAAGCTAGAGCCTAATCCTGTACCACCTTTTAAAGCTGTTATAAAATCCATAATTTCTCCTTTATACTAAACTTAATAATTCTTTGCCTAGATCTATCTCGCTAACTTCGCCTTTTTTTAACTTATCGTTAAAATCACTAGTTCTTACATTATTATTTGCACTTGATAAATCTTCAGCTTTTTTGGCATTATTTGATTTTCCGACCAAATTAAGCAAGGTTTTCCAGCTGTCAATATTACCTTCGCCTAAACCATTTAATTTTGTTGCAAGTTCTGCCATAGCCTTTAAATCCGCATCAGGATAGGCTTTTCTTAACTCGCTTTCTACTTGTGCGTATTTAGCGATTAGTGCATCTTGCTCTTCTTTGTCTTTTTGCTTTTTATCAAGCTCTTCAAGCCTTTTTAATTTCTCATCAAGTTCATCAAGTCCTAATTCTTTTAAATACTGCTCTCTTTGTAATTCTTGTTCGCTTGGCTCTTTTTTTGGATTTTTTAAAGCTTCAAGCTCACTCATTAAAGCATTTAATTTGTTGTCATTTTCACTTTTATAAGCTTCAAACATCGCCTTATAATCAGGCTCGTTCTCATTAGCAACCTGCATAGGTTCATTATCTTCTACTTGCGTAGGTTCATCGCCATTATTAGCAACATCTCCTTTATCATCATCTGTTATGACATTTATTAAATCTTTTAAAGCATCATTTTCCATCTTCTTCATCCTTTATTTTATTGATTATTATGTCTAAAAAAGCCATAGTATCTAAAGCTTTTAACCTTAACTCTTTCTCATCGTTATTTTTTGCTATATAAAAACATTCACTATATTTTGCTTTGATAAAATCTATTAATTTCTTTCCTCCTTTAGTTTTAGATATATCACTTTTAATTTCAATATTAAGCATTAGCTTCTCCTTGCATTTGTGGATTAATATCTTCATTATTTTCAAAAGCAAATAAACTATTTACATTCTTTACACCTAAAATTGGTAATAATTCTTTAGTAAGTTCTTTACTAGCATTTATAATCCCATAAGCAGAATTTGCATCGCCTATGCTCATATACATTTGATATAATTGTGAAAAAACTTGCATACTAGCTTGAATTCCTGCGCGTCTAATTTCTTTATTCATGGCACCTGTGCCGGTTTGAATTTTAAATCTAAAACTAGGTATATCCTCTCTTTGAAAACCATTAAAAAAACTATCTTCTCCATACTTAAAAACAAGCATTGCAAATCTATCAAATAAAGGCTCTATAAAAGTTTCGTTATACTGTCTTATATAGTCAGCACTTCTTCTTCCGCCTTCTTGTGCTTTTATGCTAATTTCTGTTGCTGTTTCATTTTGTGCAGTTTGAGCTCCATTGTTTTGTGGACTAACTCCTGTAACTTCTGTGAGTTCGCTTTCTAAAAGCTGTAAATTCATTCCCGCACTATTTACATTTGGTGGTGGTAATATTTGTACACCCTTTGGATCGTCTGTATATATTGGTTTTCCTAAGGTTTCTATATCTTCTCTGCTTACTCCCATTGATTTTGGCATCATTATTTTAGGCATGATATGAGTTCTTACTGCATCTATTAAAAGATTTCTAGTTATATTAATTTCATCTTGCAAAGGCATAGCAGAAGACATTATAGGCTCTCCATAAGCACTTATATAGTCTTCGTTATCTATCTTTTTAAGTTGTGGTAACATTGAACCCCAGACAAAAGGTTGACCATCTTGTAAAGCAACTTCATTTCTAAGTAAATTATTTTCAAATAAAGTAGAAACCACCCACTCATCATCGTTTCTTCTTTCGTAAATATCATAAAGCTTTACTTTTTTATACTCATCATCTTCATCAAAAAGCTTTTCAATTTCAATTTTTTTATAAAAACCTAGCTTTTGTCTTTCAAGGATTTGATTATATGTTAAGTAAATTTCATTGACTATATATCCTACATCCTCGCTATTTAACGCATTTGGATCAAAATAAATACTATCAATATCCACTCTTTCAATTCGTGGCATTCCTTTATGCCAAGTAACCTTAGCGATACTCGTTCCCACAAGTAAAACATCTAAGAAAAGCGGTTGAAAAATCTTAAACATATTTATTTTACCGCTGTAAAAATCAATTGCATTCTGCCATAGCTCTATAATCGTATCATCGCTATTAATGTAAGTTTCAATATCTGCCATTCTTTCACTATTAAAATACACATCATTTAAGCTAGTGATTAAATACTTTACCTTAGCGTTTATTTTTGGTATGTAAATACTTGATTTATTTCTTTTTCTTAGTTTTTGCATTATATGAGGCTTGAAAAGTTTATAAAAAGGTAAAAAAACAACACTAAACTTACAAAACACTCTTGCTTTTAAATTAAAAAGCAGGAGTAATTATGCAAACTTTAACCCCAAAAACAATTTTTTTAAATACAGAAGTTGCAATATCTTATGAAACTTCAAAACAAAACATAAATAGCACTAAAAACTATCACGCTGATGAACTCATAGAAAATATACACTATTTCTACGATTATGAGCAAACCAAAGGCGGAAGGCAAAGAGTAATCAAATGGACCTTAGAAGGTGTTTATATGCTAGGCTTTTTTATAAAAAGTCCTAAGGCTAAAGAATACCGCAAAAAAGTAGCTAAGCTTTTAAGAGAGCAAACACAGGCTAGATTTAAAACCCTAAGCGATGAAAATCTAAGGCTTAATTCTTTAAATCATCATCAAAAAATAGGTTATAAATCACAACTTAAACAACAAAAGGAGAAATATGAAAATAAAATCAAAGCTCTTCAATACGACTTAGAAAAGAAAAACGAGTTAAGCTTTAAAAGAAAGCTTAGCAAGGAAGAATTACTAGAGCTTAGAAAAATACTAGCTAAGGATTATAATATGCTTTGCTTTAAAGAATGGGAATTTGAATTTTTAGCTGAAAAAATAGCATTAGAAAGTACAAGAATGACAACTTGGGATGCTGTTGTTAAGAAGCTAAAACAAAGTCTTGATTATTGGCAAAATTATGAAGAATACGAAGAAAAATGGAAAAAAATATTAAGGAGATGAGATGGGAATTTTAAAAAGACTTGATGAAACTATCATTATCGAAAATGATAGGAAAAGTGAAAAAGAATTAGTTGAGTATTGTATTTTAGAAGGGATTTCTTTAAATAATGCAAAAGAAAATATAAATTTAAGTGGATTAGATTTTAATAATGCATTTATAAATGGTGCTAGTTTTAAAAACGCTAATTTAAATGATATTTCAAGCAAGAATGCATCTTTTATAGATTGCGATTTTAGTGGAGCAAGTTTCCATTTTTGTAATTTTCTAAGAACAGAATTTGAAAATTGTATATTTGAAAATGTAGATCTTAGGGACTGTATAGGAGATATGAAAAATATCTTTAGTGTTGTCTTGGATACCTATGTTATGACTTTTACAAAAACTATGATGAATTTAGGTTGTGATACTAAAACAATAAAAGAATGGCGTAATTTAAGCGTTGATGATTTAGAAGATGAAGAACAGAAATGGCTTTGGAGTTATTACAAGGATACTATTTTTGAAATTATAGATAAAAGATTAGGAGTTGAAAATGGTTAAAAAATATTTTAGAGAAAAAGAATTGAGCGAATATTTGGGAGTTAGTGTAACTTCATTATTTAAGTTAAGACAGGATGGTAAAATACCTTACATTCGCATAGGAAAATCCATAAGATATGAAATAAAAGAAATAGAAAAATGGCTTAAAGCTAAAAGACATTAAAAGCAAAACTCACAAAGAGAGTTTAAGTAATTTCCATACCATTGCATAAGTTTTACTCTTAAATCAATTGCCTTGGCTCTGTTGTAAGCCCTTTCTATTTCATTGCCGCTTATATGATGTAATATCATTTCTGCTATATCTTTACTAATACCTTGCTGAATTAACTCATTGCTTTTATTAGTATAAACACTTCTAAAAGTAGAACGATATCCATGTATAGTGTGCTCTAAATTATAAAATTTAAAAAATCTTACAGCAAAATTCTCGCTAATAGTTCCATTATTATTAGCGAAAATATACTTTTTATCTCCATTTAAAATTCTTTGTATATCTAGTATCTTTAAAGCATATTTATTTAAAGGGATAATATTATCACCATTAGATCTTACTTTCATTTCATCTGCTTTTATAATCCAAAGATTGTTTTCAAAGTCAATATCACTCCATTTAGCAAATCGAATATTTTTACTTCTTTGTGCTGTCAAAAGCGTAAAATAAATTGCATTAATTATAGTTGTATTTGTCCGTGGATGATTTTTATATTCTTTCATACATTCTAACATATTTCTTATTTCTTGTTCTTCTACTATAGCTTTAAAATGTTTAACTTTATTGTGATTTGCTTCATTGTAAAATTTCTTTAAATCTTTCAATTGAAGTATTATATCTGTTTTTAAGTCACCTCTTTGTCTACTAATCTCAAATATCCTACATAGCAAAGATATATTTTTATTTATTGTTTCGTATATTCCTTTTTTCTGCATTAAATCATAAATAGGTAAAAAATCATCTTTTTTCAATTCATTTATATCTTTTTGTCCCAAAGTTGGAATAATATATTTTTTAAAAATTGACTGCTCTTTTTTAATTGTAGCTGAATTTAATTTTTTAGATTTTATATCAACATAAAGAAAATTTGCTTTTTCAAGTGTCATAACCTTATCATTTTTGCCGATAAATTTTCCATCATACATTGATTTTAAAAGATCTTTTGCTTTTTCTCTTGCATTTGTAACATTTCAAACACCTTTTTGGCATTCCCCTATTGTTATAAAATTTTTAAATTTTGAAGCTCTTAAATAAAAAACTTTTTTACCCGTTGGATTAACTCGGACATATAATTCTTTTGGTTCTCCTACGCTAATCATATACCTTTTATCTTTTATTTCTAAATTGTCTATATCTTTTTGAGTTAGCATTAAAAAACCTTTTTTTAGTATTTTTGTAGCCAGAATTAGCTTTTTTACTTTGGCTACATAAATGGCTACAGAATTATAAGAAAAAATAGAAAAAATTTCAATCAT